ATTTGTTTGAACTTTAATATCATCCACATTAATTTTAACAGAAACACTAGTTTCTTCATCATCAGGGCAAATGATATTTACATCAATTTCTTCTCCAACTGACTTGGCACGAATATTTAAAAACAAATATTCAATATCAAAAGTAGGAAGTGTTTCCACTTTAATTCCTTTGGTTTCAATGCAATTCTTAATGACTGTTTTGATTGCATTTGTAATCTGTTTAGTATCTTCCGATTCTAGTGCAATTACAAGAAGTTTTTCTTCTTTCACTAGAAACGGTCTAAACTTTATAGTTTGCTCAGTTGATGGCAACTCAAGTTCATAAGTTGGTGTAGCAATTTTAGGAAGCATAATTTCTTTATATAGAAACTCAGTTACTTTATTTATAATGATTATGCTAAATTAAAAAAGAGGTATATCTCTTAATCGAGATCCATAAGCACTACTATCCAAAAGAGATTCAGTTCTCAATTGAGTATCAAATACTGTGCCAGGAGAAATATTACCTTTACTTAATGCTACATTTGAAGTAAATCCAAAGTTTGAATTTACTTCTGCCAGTTTTTGTGGAGTTATATCAAATTGAGATTTTGGTACTCCAGTGTCAGGTGTTTGACCAGGTTCGCCAGTTTTTCCTCGTAGATTTAATCCTTGAATCCAATAACGACTATAAGTAAATGAGACCGTACATTTAAGTAACTGTGAGGAATCATAAGATACTGGCATAGAATTAATACTAATCGGAAATGCTTTCACAAAATTATATCTTAACGAAGAACTTCCTTTTGCTTCTTGAGTACCATAAGATCTTTCAAACTTTGTGATAGAAAGAGCATCAGTAGTATAATATTTTGAATAATTGACACGGTAATTATACGCTCTCCTTTCAATATTTACCCCATTTTCTCCATATTGTTCATTCACAGTATATCCAATCCAAGATTCAAAAAAATCAATTACATAATATTCCTCAGCATCTACATAAAAACTAAAATCTGCTCTGTCGTCATACAAGCGGCGATATGCGTGTTTTTCAGTAACTCCGGTAAAATCATTAGTAATATCGTGAGTCTGTAAGGAAGATCCCGGAAGAGACGCATCAGAACAAGCGAGAGATAATCTATCTGCTCTTTTTGTTGGTGTATTAAGTACTCTTGCTAATAAAAAACCATTTGCAGAATCTGGTGGTTGAAAGTCGCAAATATAATGAGAGGTTAATGCTGGTCTCAGTAACTTAGTTTTTATTTCACTTAATTTAACTCTACTTGGGCGAGGCGCAGCCATCTATAAATATTCTACAGTTTATTATATATTTATAGTTCAATATGTCAAATATAAAAAAAGTAGAATACTGGAATACTAAAACATTATGTGATGTTTTTAATATTGATGGTAGTGAAATTATTAAAATAGAATATATTGATTCCGTAGAAAAAATTAACAATTCTCTTGGAGGATTTGAAAAAAATCACACTCCTTGGAATAAAGGAAAAATTGGAATCTATTCTGAAGAAACTTTGGAATTGATGAGAGAAGCGAAAAGTGGAAGGGATATGAGTAAAGCAATTAAAGCATCTGTAGAAAAAAGAAGAGGAAAACCTGCACATAATAAAGGACATACTTATCCACATCTACAAAAAGGAGGAAAAATAATTTCTAAGGATGGGGAAATAGTTGAATTTGATTGCATAACTCATATAAGTAAAGAATTAAATTTAAACCCATCAAAATTAGGTTCTGTTCTTTCTGGAAAAAGAAAATCACATAAAGGATGGAAAAATGCCTCGTGATTCAAAATATCATCAGGGTAGATTTAATCCAAGAAATCCAAAAAAATATATTGGAGACGTTCAAAATATAATCTACCGCAGCAGTTGGGAACTTAAGTTTATGCAGTGGTGTGATAGGTCTCCAAATATATTAAGATATGGGTCTGAAGAATTTTCTATACCATATTATAATCCAGTAAAAGAAAAAGTATGTAGATATTTTCCGGATTTTATTGTAGAAATGTTAGAAGATAATGGAAAAATACAAAAGTATGTAATAGAAATAAAACCAAAAAGACAAACAGTACCGCCAGTACAAGGAAAAAAGAAAAATAAAACTTATATTAATGAAGTGAATACTTATGCCGTTAATCAATCAAAATGGAAATCCATCGTGGAGTGGTGTGAAGATAGAATGATAAAGTTCAAAGTCATTACAGAAAACGAACTTTTTTAATTAAAATTTATTTTTATATACTATAAATAAAGAATAAGGAACTTCCATTTCTAATGTTGCGTAAAAGGGAAACAAATTTGATTCTTATGTTCCTTGTTAGGGAGGAGTTCTGATGGCGAATGTATATGGATCAAGAAATAAAAATCAATTCCCTCTTCCATCAGTTGATTCTACTCAAACATATTATACATTAGTAAATACGGAAACTGGAGAAATTACGTTAAAAAGATTTAATAGATCTCAAATCATAGATTCGGCACTTGCTGATGAGTTTGATGCCACAGTTGGAACAATTCCCTCAACAGGTCCAAATAAAGGAAAATTTATTCCAAATGATGCATTCTTGGGAATAAATGGAATAACAGAAAACGAAAAAAAAGCATTTGCTCAACAACCACAAGCACTACAACAAGTAAAAGATAAAGCGAGAGAGACTTCAAATAATGCCCAAAGAGACTTGAATGTTGATCTACAAACGAGACAAAAAAGAACTAACGAATTACTACAGAACGGACGAGTAGATACGCCACCATCTGGAGACCAACCTGACGGAGAAACTGGAGCAACTGCCGGTAGAGTTGAACAGGGATTAACTAATTTAACTAATACTCAAATAGCAGGTAGTAAGAAAACAAGATTAGTAACTCAATATCCAGATAAATCTTTATTAAGATATCCAATTAATATGGATGAGACACAAGATTATATACAATTCACTATGCTTGAATATAGACCAAGAAAATTAAGTCCCAAATTATTGGGAGAAGGAAAGGCAGTTGAAGATAGACTAGAGGCTAAAACAAGAGGAAGTACTGTTGTTCTTCCTATTCAACCTTCCATTTCAGACACAAATACTGTTAAATGGGGAGAAGACACCATGAATGCATTTGAAGGAATCGCAGCAGCAGTTGCACTCGGCAGTATTAACAATGGTGTCGTTGGTGCTACAGAATCAATAACTGGCATAGAAAAATTATTTGCATCAAGTGGTGCTATGGAATCTCTAAAGAATGCGGCGGCGGCATATTTTGCAGGACAGGCAGCACAAGTTAAAGGTCTTGTTCCTAGAGTACTTGGAGGAATAATAAATCCAAATATAGAGTTACTATTTGAAGGTCCTCAACTTAGAACTTTCCAATTTAATTTTACTTTATCCGCAAGAGAACCAAATGAATCAAAAAATATTCGCAATATTATAAGATTTTTTAAACAAGGAATGTCAGTAAAGAGAGCAGAAACTGATTTATTTTTAAAGGCACCTCATACATTTGAGATTAAATACATTTACGGAATAACTCAGAAAGATCATCCTTGGATTAATAGAATAAAAGAATGTGCTCTTACTGGGTGTACTGTGAATTATACTCCTGCAGGAAGTTATGCTACTTTTGGAGATGGTGCTATGACTTCTTATGAAATAGGTCTTCAATTTACAGAACTTGAAGCAATTTATGATGATGATTATGCAGAAGCAGATAAAGCAATTGGTGGCGGATTAGATTCTTCAATAGGTTACTAAAATGGCATCTTACTTCAGACAGGTTCCAAACTTTGAATATGTTTCTAGAGACATAGGAGACAAATATATCTCCGAATATATTCCGGTAAAAAATCTTTTTAAGCGTGGAAAATTAAGAGAAGATATTTTTGCTAATCTCCAATTCTTTGAGAAGTATTCAATTATTGGTGATGAACGGCCTGATAATGTTGCTTATAAGTTTTATGATGAAGAAACATTAGATTGGGTTGTTCTTCTTTCAAATAACATTCTGAATATTCAATCAGAATGGCCGATGACTCAAATAACCTTTGAAAAGGTTATGTTAGAGCGTTATGGTTCTTATGATAATCTTTATAATGGTATTCATCATTATGAAACAGAAGAAATTAAGAACTCATTAGGTATTACAGTTCTTAAAGGTGGTTTAACAATTTCTCCCACTTGGAAAACAAATGGAAATTTTATTGAAATTATAAATTCAACTATTGCGGATATAACTGCTACCGGTACAAATATAAAAGTTGATATGACAACGAATATTCCTGGAATATTTGTGGGTAGTCAAGTCACGATTGATGGAATATCTGAAAGAGAATATAATGGTAAATTCATTGCAACGACAGTTTTTGATAAAGGATTTACTTATGAACTCCCATCAGTTCCTATTATCAGTAATCCGGTAATATCCACATCCAAAAAAGAGAAAATTATTTTTACATTAAATACCACATTTACACCTATTGGATCTATACTAAATTCATCAGATGAAGTTTTACAAAATCAATTTCCAAATGCAGTATCGGGAAATGCCGTAGTTGACTCTGAAACTGGAAATTTGTGGATTTATACGGGATTTAATTGGGTTGATGAACTTACAATTAAAAGTTTAACCGCATATTACTATGAATATTGGGATGCTGGACTTAGTAATACAGTTCAAGTTCCTTCAACTTCTTTCATAAGACCGGTAACAAATTATGAGTATGAATTAAAAATTGAAGAAGAAAAAAGAAATATCTATATTTTGAAACCAATATATCTAAGTGTTATTTTTAATGATATGGAAGAATTGATGACATACAAAAAAGGTGGAGATCAATATGTGAACTCCACCTTAAAAAGAGGCGATAATATCAGACTATTTGAGTAATCAAGAATTCGCTAGTTTAGAAAAGTAACTCATCGCATCATCTTCTTCATCATCACTTGAAGTAACTTTAGGAAGTTCTACATTCTTACTCTTGCGATAAGATTCTTCAAGTTCCTGCATCACATTTTCTTCAGTGTTTTGCTTTGAAGCATAAGATTCATAACGCTCTTCTTCATCAGCAGTAGATGTCTTGGGAGCAACTTTACCAATACCAAGAACAGAATTTAGACGCTTTTCAAGTTCATCATAGGACTTGAATTGATCAGGAGCAACAATTGCAGAGAGCGAATATTCTTTCTTCCAGAGTGCTTCTAGAGCATCATCATCATCCATAAGAGGTTCTGGTGAATCAAACTCTGACTTATCGTAGTTCCAATAACCCTCTACCTTACGAATCTTGAGACGGAAGTTTGCGCCCACCCAAAAATCAAACGGATTGATGGGTGCCTCATCTTCAAATTCTGGTTGCATTGCGTTCAGAATCTTATCAAAGATTTTCTTACCAAATTTAAAGAGAAAGATCTTACCTTCGTTTTCTGGATTTGCAGGATCTTTAATTACATAGATGTTTGAATAATATGATAGTTTACGCTTCCGTTGACGAACTGTTTCTTTATCGCGGTCGTTTCCGGAGTTCCAAAGTTCAGTGTTTGACGCACATACTGGACACTTCTGACTAATTGTAGTGGAGCAGTTGTCGATCAACCAACCACCAGTTCCCTGAAATGCGTGATTATATAGTTTTACCCAAGGTAGATCTTCATCACCGGGAGCAGGAAGGAAACGGATAACTGCAGAACCTACATCTCCTTTGCCCATAGTCGGTTTCCAGAAGCGTTCATCGGTTCCTCCAGCACCACTAGTATTCATTTTTTCAACTTCTTTTACTAGTTTATCAGTAAGAGAACCAAGTTTAGATTGTTTTTTTAGAGATTCAAATGACATTTTATTTCAGTGCAGATTTGGCCTTTATGACTTTGCTTAAGGGATCGTCCAGCCCATAATTATTCTACTACTCCTCTTCAGGAAAGTCAAGTTGTTCTTTCATGGTTTCAATTAATCTCATCATATTATTAAAAATAATATTCATATCAACATTTGGTGACATACCCATCATTGTTGCAGACTCAACAATTTTTTCTTTCATCTCAATTGCCTCTGGATCATCAGATAAACTCAGACGAGTATAAAGAATTTTTTGCTTACTTAAAAGTTTTTCTAAAAGACTTATATGAAACTTTTTTTCCTCAGTATTCATTGCGGGAAAAGTGAATATATTTCTATAAATATCGTCTTGTAAAATAGATATTTCACTCATCTCTGCTCTAACTATATCGGAATTGAAGAAACTCACAACACACACTCCTTCAATAATTGCTTAAATTTGTTTACATCAATATGTATGAAGGGAGTATATTTTTCAATTCTCATAGATACAAATTCCCAAACAGGGTCTTGAAGTTTCTTATCAAACTCTTTTGTGTACTCGAGAATATTATTTAAAATAATTAAAGTTTCTAATGATATTTTTTTCTGAAGATAATTCTTAATAATTAAAGGATGCTTGTTACCTTGAATACTAAACATCTCATCAAAGTTTTTTGAATTAAAAATGCTTATTTCTTCTTTAAAAATATAAGAAAGTGATTGAGTCTTGCGCATCCAGTTCTTATAATTATCTTCTCCTTCCTTAATGATTTGACCAATCCAAAGTGATTGTGGATCATCACAAGAAGCAAAATTTGCCACAAAAAAGTTTAATATTTCCTCATCAGTTTTATTTCTGGACAATTTTTCAAACCAAAATCTATCTTTGCGTTTATAGAAAGATTGGAGATTTGCTTTTACTTTTCCATTATATGTGAAGTAATTATATTTTTTATTCGTGAAATGATTCTTAAGAGCAAGATATTTTTGATATGATTCAAATGGTTCCAATTTCAAAATACTAATCGTGCCTTTGAAGTTTTCTTAAGAAAATTAAGTTCAGTTGCTTCGCACTTAATCTTCTCTTTAAGTGGTTTTGAAAGAAGTTTAGGTACAGATTCTAAATCAATTTTGTTGATTTCACAAAAAGCAATTATTGCATCAATATAAGATACACTCTCTTGAACTACAAGTTTCTCAACTTCTTGAGCAAATCTTGAGGGACAGAAAAACTTTTCTTCTAATACTTTTTCTAATTCTCTATTGTAATCAGAAGTCATTAATTGAACGAGCGTAAGTGGCACAATAATTTAATTCACTTTTGTTTATTATAAACCTTTAGTCCTTATATGTCAAGCAATTTGTTCTAACTTATCGTTTACAAATTTTTTGATATACTGAATAACGAGTTTCATATATTTTTCTAAATCTCTTTCTTCGTAAACAACACATTCTCCATTCTCACAGGTCATTATAATAACTAACTTTTTAATTTGAATATCCGTCATCTCATATAAAGCCATTCCATAAAACATAGTTTGAACAAAATATCCTTCTAACCATTCACGGGGCTTTGGTTTTGCGGAAGTCTTATAATCAATAACTGCAAGTTCACCATCAA